CGGCCTCGGAGGGCCATGGCGTTCTCGGTGCCCTTCAGTTCGATGGTGGAGCCGTTGACGAGTTCGATTTTGAGGTCGGTTTCGTTCTTGGATTTGATCCAGGCTTTGGGGACGAGCTTTTTCAGTAATTTCCATACAATATCCTTGCTCATTCTGTACGTGGGAGCACAGTAAAAGAACGTTTCTCCGGGTCTTTCTATAGCTCCACGGAGAAGTTCTATGCAGGAAAGGTAGCTTTTGCCGAAACGCCGTCCAGCCACTAGGACGCGGAAACGCTTGCGGGAGCTGAATACCTCGCCTTGGGCGTGGCGAAGGCTGATGGTGTTATCACTCATAGCCAAGCCCAGTTGTAGCCGGCACTGATAGCACTGATTGCTGCTCTTGTGACGCCGTAATCTAGTGCAATAGAGGCGTGAGGTTCTTTTTGCGCCAGTCGCCGCTTGATCTCGCGTACTTGGTCCTCTGTAAGGCGAGAGTTGCCTACGCGGCTACCCCTTACCCACGTTCCGTGGGCAATTTTGTCGGCCATGTTTTCGGCAGTAGTGCCCCAGCAGAGGTTGCTTAGTGCGTTATTGCGGATGTTGCCGTCAAGGTGGCGGCACTCTTCGCCCTGATTTTTGAGACGGACAAAGGTCTCAAGTACCAGTCGATGGATGGCGCGGGTGTGGTGGCGGTTGGTGGCGTCGCAGAGCGTCACAATCTCGTAGCCACGGCTGTTTAGCCCAGGTTGCAAGGTCTTGCCAACGTACTTGCGCTCCACGCAGCGTCCGTCTCGGCGGGTATAGCGAACGATGCGATCCAGGGAGCGGATTTGGCCGGTGTCGCTTGCCTCGTACAGCGTTTCAAACCCGGAAATCGGTTTCCACATGCGGGATGTCTTGCTCTGTCCATATTATATCTTGCTCTGTGCGTATTTTTTGGCTCGGTAGTCTGAGCGCCTCAGGAAACCGACCCCTGCCCCCGGTGTGTAACAGAGGAAGGAATTGGGAATGTGTCAGTAGGTTCCCTGAGCAGCGACACGCGCCCCCAATCGCCGGACGCTACCCCCGGTAGTGCGCCCGTACTAGTCCGGCAGCGGCCGGCCTGGCGTCAGGCCGTGAGCAGCCGCCGGACGGTGGAGCGGCTGCAGCCGAGTCGATCAGCGATCCGCTGCTGTGTCCAGCCTGCGCGACGCCAGCGCCTAGCGCGTTGTTGCCGAGATTCCGAAGCCCAGCAAATTACCAGCAGCGGCAGGAGGATCAGCGCCAGCAGCAGAGCGGCGAGTGTGGTCAGGGTTGCCATGGTGAGGCGATGCGATGTGTACTCTATTAGTCTGTTCGACGTGGTGGAGCAGCGCAGCCCTGAGCTGCGCTACTGTCACACACTGTAACACTATCGGCCGCTCACCAGTAGGCGGCAGTAGGCGACCGAGCCGTGCTTGGCAAGACAGGCGCCGTAAGCGTAAGCGCTCTGTTTCGCCAGTTCGGTGGCGAAGACTGCCAGCAGCACAGCCGACAGCGTGGCAGCAGTGAACGGGACGGGACGGGACAGGAAACGGAGCATGGGAGGATTCCCCGAAGTGCTCCCGTATTGTTGCACAGAACAGGCCGGTGGTCAGCCAGGCCGTTTGTCGTCGATCTCCACGCGCAGGATGGGAGCGGCCGCAGCTTGCTGCTCCGGTGCTGCCTCGCCGATCACAGCGCCCATGTCTTTTAGCAGCATCGCCACGGTCTGCAGTTGGCCTTTCGCCATCGCCTTTCTGCAGGCAGATAGCCTAAGTGCCTGTATTTGGTTCAGCAGATCACCACGCGTTGCGATTTGTTCCGTTTTGAGCAGTTCCTGCGCTCGGCTGTAGTCGTCGTCTGCTGTGCGCACAGACACGCCGAACCGATCCGCTAGTTTCTGCGTGATCTGCCGCCTAGTGCCACCGTTGAGAATTTCCGCATAACACCAGTTCGCACGCTCCTCGACGCGAACGCTGCAACCCTTGCCCCCGCGCCAGCGCTTGCTCTCGTCATTACCGACAGTTCGCGGTTTGGTTACTTCCTGGCCGTCAAGATCCGCCACGGTTACTGTCACAAACTGTTTGGTCCCATGCTAACCTCCCTGCTCTCACGTTTCGCAAGCGAGCGCCGCGAAAAAAGCCCGGCAGCATGGCCGGGCCGTTGATCGGTAGGGTTCCAGTTCAGACCGACCGGAAGACCAGCCAGTCGCCACCGCCGAGATCGTGCAAACGGTAACCGTCGCCTAGCTGCAGCTCCCGCCAAGCTGCCTCCCAGTCAACGCACGTTAGCGGCCAGTCCATCTGATCGAGCTTGAGTCCTAGATCTTCCGCCAACTGTTCAGCGTAGTCTGTGCCGGCCCGTTCTTCGCTCCAGCCTTCAGCACGGCCAGCATAAGAATCCTCGATAGTGTCGGGATCAATCCCGTCTAGCTCAAGGTCGGAGATCAGCGAAGCCCAGCCGGCCGGATCATCACCGTCCAAGCCAAGATGCTCTATAGCCTCTTGCCAGTCTTCAGTTAGCCAGAAGCCGAAACAGGCTCCGTCGCCTTCATTCGAGCCAAACCCGAAGCCGCAGGGCGCCAGCTCCTGCAGACACTCGGTCAATTCCTCCAGCAGCTGACAGGCCAGTTCATCATCCCAGGCATCCTCGCTGGAATCTTCGCCAGCTAGCCTCTCAAGATCCGCGAGGGTATCGGCGGCAATAGGCGACGCCTTGCCAGCCAGCTGCGCCAGGGATTCAGCAGCCGACCAGTAGGACGGCAGGAGATCCTCCGGTCGGAGCGTGGCGCTGCTAACGATCCAGGGGAAGGATGCGAGCTGGTCGGGGTTGTAGTGGATCATGGGGTGAGTCCTAAGGGTTGGGGTCTCGTCTGTGACGGTAGTCCAAATTCGGCAGCCGGTCAAGCAAGCGCCGGCGCCAGAGGATCCGAGGATCCGTCCGGCCATGGGTACGGTTCACGCCTCCACTCCTGATCCGCCGGCAGCAGTGCCAATCCGGTGAGATCCTTAAGGTCCGCCAGATCAAGTGCAGAGGATGCACGCTTAAGGTCGATCCACTGTTCCCCGTCCGACTCTTCCTGCCAGTAGGTTGAGGATTGATCGCAGCACGCCCGGAACAGCTCGAACAGCGTTTCTGCCGTAACGGGCTCCAGGACAGTTTCTGCCCAATCCTCAGGATCCTCGATCGAGTCGGGCGCATGATCAGCCAGCGACTGCAGCACAAGCGCCCGCCAGTCTGCGGCCGCCCAGCTGTCCCAGGCTTCATCCTGCAGTTCCAGTTCCAACTCGCTGTGATCGTCTTCGCTGATCAGCGGATAACCCTCAAGGCTGTCCAGTGCTTCGAGCATTTCCTCGGACACGTACCGAACATCCAGGCTGATCCCGTCCGCGTCGCCGTCCGCCAGTTCCAGTTCGCGGCGAAACTCATCCCGAAAGACACGGGCGTTTGAGCGATAAATGCTCGGAGCGCTGTAACCTCCCGGCCACGAGCAATCATCGTTCAACCTGTCGGCACTGAACAGAAGACGGCACTCTCTCCAGCGGTTAGCGCAACAGAACTCCAGCGCAGCCGTAGGATCCTTGATCGTTCCGAAGCCGGCAGCACTGAAGCCAGCGCTCAAATGGTGCAGGTCGTATCCGCGATTGTCACGGTCTCGGAGGTCGAGAATCCACTGTCCAGCGCAGCCGTCTAGACGGCTGATCCGTTCCAGCAGGGCAGGGCTGGCCTTAGGTGTGGTTGGTTGCATGGCAGGATTTGCCGAAGTGCTCCCGTACTGTATCGCATCAGTGCCAGCTGGCAAGGGTTGCGGCTGCTGCTACTGTGCTAGGGCACAGCCAAGCAAAGGCACCATGCCCACACCGTCCCAGGCCGTAACGGTCACACTCGCCGCTGAACACTGGTTGAGGATCGAACAGGCTCTAAGCGTCGCAGAGTCTCAGTTGCACAGTGCCGGTAACACCTCGCACGCTTGGCGCTACAACCACACGCGCCAGTTGGTCCGGCATGTCACAGCAGACTGGGACCACGTAACAGGCCTTGAGGTTCCCCACGCGTGGGAGCCTCAGCCTTGACTGGCGGCGAGTGGGCAACGAAAGGGCGCCAACGTGAGCAGCGTGAACAGGAGCGGGAACAGATCCGCCTTGAGAAGCGCCACCTAAGAGACCTGCGGTGGGCGATCGAACGTTCCAGCGTGGAAGCCTCGGACTGGCAGGATCTCCTGTCCCTCCACGCTGCCCATGGCCGCGAGGGTCCGATCCAACTCTGGCGGGAACTGATCCCGTACTGGAGATCCTGTCAACGGATTAACGGCGGCGCCGACATACCCTCGGACCTTTTTCCACAAGCTACGGGAATTTTTCCGCGCGACTCTCCAGCTGCTCCAGTGAACAGACAAAAACCCAGCAAGGGTGCGGCCCGTAAGGTCCGCTGCGATGCTGGCATCGCCAAGCCTCGCCGCCAAGCCTGAACCGCTCCAGCTGACCCCTCCCGGTTGCCTCCCCAGGTAACCGGGTTCTGCTGCGCTATGGCGTGAGACTCGTGAGACTGAGAATGAGACTCGCACCGTTGGCGGACTGGCCGGCCACGCTCCAGGCTCAGGCTGCCCCAGGCTTGAGAATGATTCCCATTGCCAGTTGAGAACGATTCTCATTTGCAGCAGGCTCCAGGTATTAGATGCCCCAGTGAATGACCTAATACTTGAATGGCTTGAATGGCTTGAATGGCTTGAATGGCTTGAATGGCTTGAATGGCTTGAATGGCTTGAATGGCTTTTTTCAGTTTTGAGCATGAATGGCGATTCTTGAAAAACCCAGTCATGAATGGGCTTTTGTCAACTGGGTAAGGCTGTATTGTCAACCTGATTGTCAACAAGGCCGGCAAAGTATTGCTCCACCCGAGTCATGAATGACTCCTCGGCTTCTTTTAAGTCGCGGAGCGACATTGAATGGACGTTGGGGGTGCCGCAGCGGCGGGCCAGGATGATGGCTGCTCCAGTCGGCTGGAGGCCGGTGAGGTGCTTGAGGCCGAGGCTGTAGGCGCCGCACTGGTCGATGTATGAATGGCCCGGTGGCAGGCGCTCCAGGCCCTCGTCGTCGAGCTTGGTCTTGCGGCTGACGCTGGTCTTCCAGTCGGCTAGCACCAGCTCGTTATTTTTGAGGCCCACCAAGGCGTCGCAGGTTCCAGCGAAGCCGGCGGGGTGATGAATGGAAAATTCGCTGGCGAAAATTTCGGTGACGTTCTCGGTGATCCAGTCAGACAAGCTGCGGGCGTAGCCTGAGGCGCTCCAGCCGACTCGGGGGACATTTGGGCGGACCTTTTTGAGGGCCCACTGTGTAATCGGGGCGGGGATGCGGGCCAGGCCGTTGGCGTCCCAGTGAATGGAATTGCGCTTGTTTGCGGTGGAACGTGCCAGCGATTGTGAAGTTTTGAGTAGATACTCGGCCTGTGAATGGGCCATGTTGCCCCGGGTGGCTGCCACGTTGCGCTGTTGTGTAGCTTCAGTGGGGCCGAGGCGGGCTTCCCAGCGCTCCAGTCCGGTTTTGTCGCTGGTTTCTTTGAGTATGTGAGTAACGGAGTGGTAGACCGTGCCTTTTGTATCACGGTAGACCCTGAATGGGCCAGAGTTATCTTGCTCCAGTCGCCAACGTCTTAGGGAGGCTAAGGTGTCTTGCGTATTGGAGGCCATTTGGATATTCTTTCCCAAATGGATTCTACTACCAGTGTCAACCCCACTGGGCTGCCATGGCGTTGGCGATGCCTGTGTAGGTGCGGCTACGTTCTTTCCAGCGGTCAGGTCCAGGGGGCATACGGTGGACTTTGTTTTCGCGACCTTCAACGACATTTGTAGGTTCCAACAGCGGAAGATTCTTTAGCCATAGGCAAGTGGCTTTTGTCTCCCCGTGCCCAAATTGCCAAGGTTGAATTATTTGACTGGGTTTTCTTATGCGACTTGAAATTATGGATACCGGATTTTCTAGTGCTATACGTTCCACTGGAGCATCAAGTAGCAGTCGAACAAAGTCAAGTGCTTGTTGCTGCTCTATCTGCTTGTCCTTGAACCACCGGGCTCCGCTTACGGCTAAATGTGTGCAGGGAGGATGTGCGATTAGCAAGTCCCAATGCTGATTTAGCAGGTCTTCAACGGGGCCTTGGTAGTGATTACCTCTCTCTCTCTCTGAGGGTAAAAGGTCGCAGCTCCAAGCGTCCCAGCCTTTGGCGGTGAAGGCGTCGCGGACACGGCCGCTGTATTCGCAGGCAACAAGTAGACGTGGCATGGTGTTAAAAAAGCCCCCGGTGAAGGGGGCCTTGGTTGGGTAGGTATCAGGCAGCCTTGAATGGGTTGCCGCCGGTTAGGAGGCGGCTGATGTCGAAGCCGTTGGATTTGGCCTCCAGCCAAGCGGCGTCGATGTGTTCTTGGGCGCCCTTCTTGCGGGGGACTGGGCGGAGGGTGTACTCAGTCAGGAGGCCCGAGCCCTTTTTGCTGAGTTGGAAGTCCCAGGCGAGGAGTTCGGCGTAGTCCTCCATCAGGCTGATGTGATCCAGCTCTTTGAGGATGGATTTTTGGGTCAGGGAGAGGACTTGGACGGTGCCAGCGTCGAAGCTGTAGACCGGGACCGCGATAGCGAACTTGATGTCGGCGGTGCCGGGGCCGCCACGGCCTTCGCGGGGCTCGAAGTCGCCCATCTCAGCCACCACGTCCTCGTAGGTGGGCTCGAAGTCAAAGCGGAAGGGCTTGGATTTGCCGTCGGAGCTGGTGCCCCAGGTTTCGTAGAACTCCAGGGGCTCCTCGGAGAGGAGGGCGAAGCGGACGCTGCCGCCGTCGGGGAGTTTGGAGACTTGCAGGTAGCCGCCGCCGGTGCCAGTGCCAGTGCTGGAGACGGTGGCTGAGGCGTTTTTGGAAAGGAATCCCATTGGTGTTACAGGGTGATGTGGTCGCCGGTGTCGGCAACCCTGTAACAGTAGCACGGGGTTGGGCGGGGGGCTACTCTGAGAAAATGCCCCAGCTCGGGCGACCGGCCGGGGCATAGGAACATTCTCGTGTGAGACTCTAACATGTCGCAAGGTAAGACGCAGGAGCTGTTGGCGTTTGTGCGCCAGCTGCCTGCTGGGATCGCGTATGCGCCGATCTACAGGCAGGGGGCGGCGATCCAGTCCGGGAAAATTTCAAAAGGCAAGACGCCGCTGGAGAAGTCGCACCACACGGTCATGGGGCCGGCGGATGTGGCGCTCCAGGTCGAGCGGAGGCCGGAGGTGTTTCGGGCGGTGGGGGCGTTCACTGGTGCCCGGAGTGGGGGGCTGGTGATTCTTGACGTGGATCGCAACCTCTCCAGGCTGAAAAAGAAGTGGGGAGAGACGCTGGAGGGTGCTCCAGTCGTTACTTCGACCAAGGCCAATGCGGCGAAGTACCTGTTTCGCGTCCCAGAGGCTCTGTGGGGCGTTGTAAAGGGCTTTGGGTTGTCGGATACCGGGGCGGGGTATGAGGTGCTGTGGGGGCGCCAGGGCGTCCTGTACGGGGCTTATCCGGGCTCCAGTGATGGGAAGGCGCCGGAGGGGTTCTATGGGTTTGAGGGGGATCTGGAGGCCATTCCAGAGGCTCCAGGGTGGTTGCTGGCGGAGATGCGCGATCACGCCGGGAAGGAAGTGGCTGATGGCGGATTCATTAAGAACCGGAAGGCGCTGGATTTCTCGGATCGAGACCCTGCTGAGGTGGCTGAGATTGTGCAGTCGGCGCTGATGGTGATTCCGGGGCAGGGGGCCGGGAGTCGGGACCATTGGGTGAAGGTGGGCATGGCGATCCACTCGGAGCTGCCGACGGACTTGGGGTTGACGTTGTGGTCGGCGTGGTCGGCGGAAGATCCAGAGTTTTCTCAGGATTGGGTGGATGGGAACCCTTGTGAGGAGGTGTGGAAGAGTTTTCGGAAGGGGGCGGTGAGTCTGGGCTCGCTGTTCTGGCTGGCGGACCAGCAGATGCCCGGAAGGCTGTGGCTTTCTGAGGATCTGCGGAAGGTGGTGGCTGAGGTGGAGGCCGATAACGTCACCAGGATTCGGCAGGTTGTTATCACTTATGCCGAGGTGATTAGGCGGGCGAAGGAGATCCAGCAGATTCAAAACCCGGCGGAGGCGGCACATGCCATGAATGTGCTGGCCTTGGAGGCTGGGTACAGGGATGCTGGGGCTCTGGAGCGGTTGCTGATCGCTCAGATGCAGTTCGAGCAGCAGGATGACGAGATGGCGATGAGCAGGCTGCTGGAGAAGGATTTGAAGTTTGAGTATCTGATCCCGGATCTGCTGCCGTGTCCAGGGACCGTGATGATCCACGGGGCTGGTGGGGACGGCAAGTCCATGTCGGCGTGGACGATTGCCAAGCATGTGGCAAGGGGGATTCCGTTCTCCGTGCGGGGTGATCTGGTTCCAGTGCAGAAGGGGGCGGTGCTGATCCTGAATGGCGACCAGAGCGAGGTGCAGGTTCAGCAGCAGCTGCGGGATCTGGAGTTCCAGTCGGAGGATCCGGTGACGGTGGTGATGGGGTGGGATTTGAACTGGTACTACCGCTTTGTGAAGTTGATTGAGAAGCACCAGCCGAAGTTGGTGATCATCGACTCGATTACTGGGTGCAGCAGGGGGTCGGCGTTTGATGAGAACAAGAAGGAGTTTGCGAGTCCGATTTATTGGCTGGCGAACAACAACGGGCGGACGTTCCCGGCTTGCACGATCCTGCTGATCCACCATGCGAACAAGACCGGCGGGTTCCGGGGCAGCACAGCGATCAGGGATGCCTGCGACGAGTGCTGGGGCCTTCGGAGACCCGACAAGCGACAGCTGGAGCAACTGGGGGGCAACACCCGTCTCATCACCGTGGAGAAGTCTCGGGCGGGGCGGGACGGTTCCAAGCTGCTGATGAAGCTGGAGAACGATCTGACGTTCTCGCTGGCGGACTACGTGGAGCTGGATGGCGACAGCGCCAGTCCGGCGTCGATCGTGGACCGGGTGCTCCAGCGCCTTAGGGCTGCGTATCCCCGCGCTCTGAGCCGCGCTGACCTGGCTGCGGACCCCTTGTGCGGTGGAAGTGTCACCGCCATCCGTAAGGCGCTCCAGAGGCTCGTTTCGAGGGGTTTGATTGAGGTGGGGGGTAGTACCGCTGGAACTGGGGGGCAGGCTCACTTGTTCCAAGCTGTTTCTGCCTCGCGTGATATGTGTGTGAATATGTGTCCCACCTATGAAAAACCTAGTCAGGGACTGGAAAGTAAGGTGGGACAGCCTGTTGACGTGTCCCACCTTGTCCCACCTTCGGGGGAGGGAGATGGGACAAGCTGGGACACCGCCCCTACGTGTCCCACCCCAGAAACCAGTGATACCAGTGGATCTGGTCAGGTGGGACAGGTTTTGGAGGTATCCCCAAGGGGGGAACAGCGGTCAGAGGCTGAGCTGGAGCAGCTGATGCAGGAAGCCGCACGGATGTGGGAGTGATGGGGCAGTTCACGTCGCCTAACTTTTTCCTAGGGCTGCTGCGGGTTGCCGCATGGCTGTTGTGGAGGGATCCAGTGGCTAAGTCCGATGCGCCCCAGCCCAAGCCGCCCAGGAAGCCCACGCTGGGGTACACCGTGGGCGACATCCCCTTTGAGCTGATGGCCGTCGTCAGGGTGGCCTGGTACCGCCGTGGCAAGGCTTACGAGATCGAGGAGTACCAGATCGCTGAGTGCCCGGACGCGCAGGCCCAGTTCCACTACATCGTGGGTGGGGCGCTCAGGCAGGGGGCCGACGTCTGCGTGCTGACCCAGTACCAGCCGGAGGAACTGGGGGTGCCAGTGTGAAGAAAAACAACAGCCCGGTTTGACGCTGGGCTGTTTCTGTGTAACGCTAAGGGCAAGCCCGGAGAGACGGGCCCCGTGTTTCTGTACTACACATGGCAAGCACTGTTATCGACAACGACAAGTTGATGCCCTGGTACCGAGCCGTCCTCTGGGCGGTGCTGGTGCAGCAGGAGCAGATCAAGCAGGCCGAGGACCACGGTCTCGACGCCTCGCTCCACAAGAAGCGCCTGGCTGAACTGCAGGATCTACAAGAGTTCCTGGACGCTGCCTGGCGGGCATGGCTGGACACAATCGCTACTACACCCGAGGAAGTCAAATGAGTCGCGTACTGAGCATTGAGGATCTGCAGTTTGATGGGGACTACCTTGTCGTTGAGGCGCTTGTCGATGATGCTGTGGTCGTGCGTCCGCAGACGCACCTTGACCCAGAAGAGTGGGGGCCTGCCTTGTGCCGAGGCTCCTTCGAGCTTCACGATGAGGATTTGATTCCTGCAACCGATGCAGAACTACGCGACCTCCTGTCAGAGCGGATTGATGACTGGGCCCCACTCGACACGTCGGATTGGGGCGACTGAGGCCCGCGAGCTTCGGAACCAGCCGGACTACGACGATTGGGAGGTAGGACTGGAGCCCATCCCAGGCGACACGTACTGGGTCCGGGCTCGGACTCTGACCCAGCTGTATCGCCACCTCATCTATGTGTTCGCCACCAGCGATACGATCAGCTCCAGCCGTCTTGCCCGGATGGCCATTCACGAGATTCTCAAGTTGAGTCTCACGGATCTCAACCACTTCAAGCACCAAGACCCTAAGTTCTTTACCTGAGCACCGATGACTTCTTCAAGTTTCAATCTTGCGATGCAGCAAATCCATCCCAACTGGTATGACCACATTGATGCCGTTGAGGCCGCTATGCGCCAGGAGCAGGCGGACTGGGCGGTACGCGCTGACTATGGCTGGGATGGTGATGATGGGGGAGAGTGGGGGCCCAACCCGCTCCAGCCGGATGAGATGATCCTGGAACAGGACTGGGCGGATACGCTGGGGCTGCCTTTCCCGGAAGACTTCAGCCCCGCTGACTCTTATCTGTACGAGTTGATGGGAGTCATCGGTAAGTACAAGCACGATCCAGCGCTTATGGCGCACATGGTGGCGCTTAGGGCTGCCGAGCTTCTGGCTGCTATCGGGCAGCCGACTCATGGCACGATCTGCCACTCACTTCGCAACTCTTATGTTGTCCAACAAGCCAATGTCTGACACAACGATGGTTCCTTTTTACAAGTCGTTTCTGCTGGGGCAGACGGTGTATCTGGATCAGATTCAAGGACTGCCGGTGCGGGATCTTGAGCTGCTAAATGTAGATACGCTGGCGGCACTGGAGGAGGCGCGGCATAGGTATGCCTCGCTCGAAGACAAGAAAACTGATGATGCTGGGGCGGCGTACCGGCAGGTCAAAACGGCCGGATACTTTCAGGCTGCTATCCAGATCGAGCTGGGGAAACGCTGATGATGGGGTATCTGATTTGGCTGCTAATGATGGCGACCGCCTTTCTGGCGATCGGCAATCATCCCTGGCTGGCGTTGATGGCTATGACGCTTTGTTTCACGCTGAGGTGCTGTTGCAATGACTGATCCGATTACCCCACCGCCGGAGCTGGTGCAGCAGTGGTATAACGCTATAGACGATTCATCCACATCGTGGAATCGGCAACTAATCATTCGCGCCGCCCAATGGGGTGCTGACCAGGAGTTGGAGGCGTGCTGTGAGTTGATTTTATCAGAACTTCGCGGACAGTTACGACCAGCACAACGGATTGTTGACGACCTCCGCGCCGCCCGCCGCCCCAAGCCGCCGAGCTTGAAGGAACAAGCGCTTCGTGCAGCGGATTTGCTTTTTGATCATTCTGAGATTGGCGAGCGTGCATTAGCCCAAGCCACCGTCCGCCGCGCACTGGAGGCGTTACCTGAATGACTGAACCTCTCTCCCCCGCCGCCAGGGCGGTGCTACGTGCCTACATGAACAACTGTGGTTGGCTAGACGGCCCTCTCAAAAAAGACTACCAATGTGCCGCCGCCGTCCTGCGAGCTGCTGCGGATCAGGTGGCGTCCCCCATCCCGGACGACTGCACTGCCGGCGTGTTCAACCGCCAGCTCAAGATCCGAGACGAGCTCCTCGCCATCGCCGCCGAGCTGGAGGCTGGCAATGGCTGACTTTCGTGCGCTGTGCGCTGAGCTGGTGGAAGCACTGCACGCTCACACCTCGCTGTACGAAGGGCATGAATGCGATCTTGTTACCCGCGCCCGCGCCGCCCTGGCCCAGCCCGAGCCAGTGGCGCTGACGGATGAGGAGCTGGATGGGCTATTTGATGCTCATTGCTACACGGATGATTTTGGTACTCATCTAATGGATGCTGCCTGTTTCCGTGACGGCGCCCGCGCCGCCCTGGTCCAGCCCGAAGGCGCAGGGGCCGACGGATGAGGAACTGTGTAAGTTTTTCCGTGCAAATGATGACCTAATGCGACACTGTGAGGCGGGGACTGATTGGGATGAGCCCTTGATGGCGGAGCATGAGTTTCCGGCGGTTGCCCGCGCCGTTCTCGCCCGCTGGGGTCGCCCCGCCATCGAGCCGGTGCCATGAAGCCGCTCCAGCTGTACCGCGTGGCATTCAGCCATGCCGCACCGCTCCACCTGATGGCCCGCAATCCTGCTCATGCCATCAGTACGGCTAAGGAGTTGTGCCCCAATGCACTGTTTCTTAGCTGCTGCCTGGTTCCCGAGTGGGATGACCATGAGGGCGATCCTGTACTACACTGCACCCGTTCTGAACCATGAACATGCACATTCTTTCTGAGCACCAGTTCCAGTTGATCACGCAAGCTCTTGACGAGGCCCGTGCCGCGCTTACTCAGTGCCAGCACGTCGAGCTGGATCTGAGTAAGCCGAAGCAGACCGTCTCGCTGCCTGCCGGTGAAAAGATCACCCGCAAAGTCCAGTCTCAAAGCAAGACTCGTAAGTCCAGCCGTGGGAGGCGGGGAGTGTCGTCGCTGACTGAGGGCAAGGTGCTGGAGATCAAGCGGCAGTTGGCAACTGGCGGTAAGTCGGTGGCCAAGATTGCGACAGAGTTTGGCGTGCATAGCACCACCATCAACAACATCAAGTTCGGCAGGACTTGGAAGAGTGTTGCGCTCCAGCAGACCGCCGAGT